AACAAGTTAAAGGAGCGGCACCATTAAACAATGGTTTCGGCACATTCACTTCAGGTGACGGTGTATCTCTATTTAACGCTTCGCATACTACAATTGCTGGATCGTTTTCAAACACTCTAGCAACTGCTGCGGATTTAAACGAAACTTCATTAGAACAATCGCTAATCGACATCGCTGCGATGACTGATGAAAGAGGTTTAAAAATCGCTGCTAAAGGTATGAAGATGATCATCCCATCTGCGCTACAATTCACAGCTGAAAGACTTATGGCTTCTGCTGGTAGAGTTGGAACTGCTGATAATGATATCAACGCAATCAAATCTATGGGGATGATTCCTCAAGGATATGTTGTTAATAACTTTTTAACAGACACTGATGCGTTCTACATTACAACAGACGTGCCAAATGGTATGAAACATTTCGAAAGAACTCCTCTATCTACTAAGATGGAAGGTGATTTCGATACTGGTAATGTTAGATACAAAGCTAGAGAAAGATACGTTTTCGGCGTATCTGACCCTAGAGGTATCTTTGCTTCACCAGGAGCGTAGTACTTAAATTTTTGTGGCGGGACATAGTCTCGCCACAATTAAGAAATAGAAAGGAAAAATGCACCCTAAAAACTTCAGAATACAAATTAATGCTTATCAATATCACGCAGATTTTGTTATAAGTTGCATAGACGGCCCATTAGATATCGAAAATGCAATCATTGACAAATTGGGAAAAGGTGATATAAAATGGGAACATCTTGGAGAAATGATGGATCCAAGAGTACAAAGAATAACCTATGAGGAGGTTATAGATGGAGATGCAAGCACATCTACAAGACCTTTACACACAAAAGAAGGGTCTGGATCTAGAATGGGAGCAGGAGCATCTTAAAGAGGGTAGATATACTCTCAATATGGTTAAGATTGACAGAAAAGTCAGAGAAGTAATTAGCCATATAAAAATAGCAGAAGCTAAAAAAGAGCATTTGCTAAATAAGGTGGAAGACGCTGCTCCACAAGTTTCTGTAGCTACTTAATAAAAAGCTACATCGTTGGAAAATTCCTATCCGCACTACATACTCTCTTGCGCTCTACTCAAAACTGTTGTATAAAAATCACACTATACAATAATTAATATTTCATGCAGACGCGTATAGTCGACGGCCAAGAGACTGTATGATCTAAACTTGGAGGATTATTATGGCAAAAACAAACTTTTCGGGACCTATTACAACAGGACCGATACAAGTAAACACAGGGACTACAATCGGCACGAATGTAAGAGATGCTGCTTGGGTCAAAAACACTATGTCGTTTCCATTTACGTATGCGCAATTTGCGGTTACTACGGATGCAAACAGACTAGCGATAACTGGTTCTAACGGAGCTGGTACAACTGACGTTACATTTGTAAGTGACGCAGTTAAAGCAAACGTTTCAGGTATAACTGCAGTAGGTGGATTTCAATCTGCTTCTTGCATTACTTTAAACTCTGCTGGTAATGATTCAGGTCTTACTGCAACTATTACTGGTACAGATGTTTTAGGAAACGTAATAAGTGAAGGTATAACAATGGGTAACGCAGGATCAGTTACTTCAGTTAACACTTATCAAACACTTACATCTATTACAGTTTCTGGATCAGGTACTGTAGGTACTCTAGAAGTTGGTGTGTTAGCAACAGCTCGTGTTTCTGTAGCATGCAGATCTTTATTCAATGTTAATCCATTGTCTCAAACATCTAGCTCAACAGATAAAAACCTTGCAAACAACATTGTAATTCCAGCATGGTCTAGAATCACTGATATTGAATTGATTGTTACTACAGCTTTCGATACAGCTGGTTTTGATATGCAAATTGGTTCAAACGTTGCACAAGCAGCCGGATCTTTAACTAATAGTTTTGATCACGACTACTTTGCAGGCGATGATGACAATGATGTTAAAGCAGTTGGTAACCATCATATCCCACTTTACTTCGATCAAAGTGCGGCTCAAATGCAAAATTGTTTGAACGTATCTGACGATGATGCAAGTGGTTATGAAATGGATAAAGTTGTTGTTATGAGTGCTATTACTGACGATGCAATAACAGCGGGTAATGCTGTATTGAACGTTGAGTGGTTGCAAAAAATAAACGACACTAACTAATAAATTAATGTGAGCTCCTTCGGGAGCTCGCAATTAATGGAGAAAAATTATGGCTAACGTATCACAGGTAAAAGCTAAAACTTTTGCAGCTAGTGGAGCAAACACAACTGCTATTTGTGCTAATCAAACTAATAGTGGTTCAGGAAGTATGACTTTAACAGACACTGGCGCTGCTGGTGTTTTAGTGCCAGGAAATCTAGGTACAACTGTAACTATTATTTCAACAGCATCTGATTCTAACAGTGGAATTACTTTTGATGTAACTGGAATGGGAGTTGATGGTAGTGAAGTAAGTCAAACAGGAATTACAGGACCGGCTGGAACTTCAACGGTTACAACAACTACAGTTTTTGTATCTGTTACAAGTATAACTCACTCGGGAACATGTACTAATGTATCTTGTGGAATTACTGCTACGACAACTGGAACAGGTGTTGTTTTTGCAGGAAGAACTAGAATTAGAGGAATGCATATTAAACCTTCAGGAACTGCAGGATTAATTGATTTTAAAAACACTTCTTCAAGTGGAACTAAATTATTAGAGATTGGAGTACATACTGATCAAACACCAGTAGATCCATATATACCAGATGATGGAGTTTTATTTGATGCTGGTGCTTTTATAAATTTAGGATCAACAGACTTAGCAAGTAATATTACTGTATTCTACGACGGATAGGAGGTTAGATGGCTAACACGACTTCCGGCTCTTATGTTTTTGACAAAAACCTAAGCATAGACGAAATAATAGAAGACGCTTACGAACGTATTGGTATTCAAGGTACGTCTGGCTATCAACTTAAAACTGCCAAAAGATCATTAAATATTTTATTTTCTGAATGGGGTAATAGAGGACTTCATTTTTGGGAAGTTAAAAATCAAAATGTTGCATTAGTAGATGGCCAAGCTGTTTACACTTTTTATCGTTCACCATCTGATGGTGCATCAAGCGGTATTAGTACAACTTTATCTGCCGGTATAAATACAACAGTTGCAACTATTGGTGTTGCTTCAGTTACAGGTATGCCAACAACTGGTGGTATAATTACTATTGGAACAGAACAAATTACTTATACAGGAATTTCAAGTTTAAATTTAACAGGATGCACGAGAGGTGTTAACGGAAGCACAGCAGCCACTCATAGTACAAGTGATGCAGTTCTACAATTTCCTATTGGAATGACAGACATTCAAGAAGCAGACTATAGAGTAAAATCAACTTCAGTTGATACACCTATGACAAAAATTAGTAGATCACAATATCAAGGATTTTCAAATAAAACAGACAAAGGTTTACCTACACAATATTGGGTACAAAGATTTGTAGATAAAGTTACAATGACTTTATATTTAACTCCAGGTGCAGCTCAAGATGGAAACTATATTAATTTTTATTATACAAAAAGAATTGATGATGTAGGTGCATATACAAATGCAACTGATGTACCGTACAGATTTGTTCCATGTATGATTGCAGGACTATCTTATTATCTTGCAGTTAAATATGCTCCACAAAGAGTGCAAGAATTAAAATTATTATATGAAGATGAATTGTTAAGAGCTGAAGATGAAGATGGTTCTTCTAACTCTACATACATTTCACCTAAAATTTATTATCCGGGGATTGGTTAATGTCTGTATTTTCACAAGGTAAATATGCTTTAGCAATATCGGATAGATCAGGTATGGCTTTTCCATACAATGAAATGGTTAGAGAATGGAATGGTGCCCTGGTCCATGTTTCAGAGTACGAGCCTAAACAACCACAGTTAGATCCAAAACCTACAAGTGCAGATCCACAAGCTTTACAAAGAGCAAGACCTGCTAGAACAGAATTTAGTACACAAGATTTTTTACCTTTAAATCCTTTTACGACTGCATCTAATACAACTTTAACAGTTTCGTTTCCTTCTGGTGCATTACAAGTTGATGATGTTTTAAGATTTACAAATATTAAAGAGGCTGTTGGTGGTGTATCAATTGCAAGACTTAAATTACAAACAACTTTAAACGGTGATATTACTGACACTGCTACTACTATCACTTTAACTGATGGATCTAATTTTCCTACTTCTGGATTTATTATGATTAAAAAAATTAATAGTGTTTCAGGTCTATATGAAAACGAAGTTATTGAATATACAGGTAGATCAAGCAATAATTTAACTGGTTGTGTAAGAGGAAAATCTGCTCCTTATAGAGGAATTACTCCTCCTGCATCAACAGCAGGCTCACATGATTCAGGAGCTACTGTATTTGGGTCATTTAAGGTTGCTTCTTTAATTGGAACAAGTTATGTTAACGATGCTAACACAACAGTCACGGATTATAATAGTTTTACATTAACATTACCAAGTGCTGCTAGTGGTAGTGCAACAGGTGGAGGATTTAATTGTGTAATTAGTCCTCTTAATATAGAGAGTTTATAATGTCAGGATTAAGTGCATCAGGATTAAGAACACAGATTAGAAGCTACACTGAAGTAGACGACGGTGTATTAACTGATGCTGTTTTAGAAAATATTATTTTAAATGCTCAACAAAGAATCTTTATGGATCTACCAATGGATTCTGATCGGCATGTTCAAGAAGGTACACTCGCTGCAAATGACAATACAATTAATGCTCCAGCAGGATGTATGTTTATTAGAGGAATAGAAGTATTTAATTCAACAGCTAATACAGAAGGAAATGGAACTTGGTTAGAGAAAAAAGACCAAACATACTTGTCAGAATTTGTAGATAGAAAATTTGGACCGGAAGGAACTATTCAAGCACCGACAGATACTACCAATTCAGTTACAGGTTTTCCTAAATATTATGCTATGTTTGGTGGTGCTACGGGTTTATCTGACACTACTTCAGGGGGGATGTATATAGCTCCAACACCTGATGCAAATTATAAATTTAGGGTATATTATAATAAAATACCGGTGTTATTAGAGGGTAGTAACACAAACTATATTAGTTTAAATTTCCCACAAGGTCTTCTGTATTGTTGTTTGGCTGAGACTTATGCGTTCTTAAAAGGCCCAACGGATATGTTGACATTATACGAACAAAAGTATAAAAATGCTATACAACAGTTTGCAGGAATGCAGCTAGGAAGACGAAGACGAGACGACTATACTGACGGTACAGTTAGAATACCAGTTAAGTCACCGTCTCCATAATGAGGAGAAAATTTTATGGCTAACACATCA